AGGAGGGGCCCATGGTTTACGTCGCGCGGATTTTTCCCGAGTTTCAGCACTCCGGGATCCGCGAGTAAGGGTAGGGATAGTAACGTCACTCATGGCTTAGTCCTTAACGTACTTGGCGTATTCCTCAAGCGGAACACCTAGTTTTTTCGCAATCGCAACCTGACTTGGCGTCAGCTTGACCGTGCGGCGTGCAGCTTGGTTGATTCCCGAAGCCCGGGAGGCGGGCGCAACCGCTTGCACGTTACGGTTTGGCCCGTTTTGCGCACTCACAAACTTTCTTGGGAAAGCCTGCCTAATGCGTTTGTCAAGCTCATCATAATACTCGTCGGTTGTCGGGTCAACTCCCTCCATTTCGACAAGTTGACGATGTATGCCCCACGCAGCATGGGTCATGACCGTGTCTTTGCCATACCACGGGTTCTTTTCCGCCCAGTCCTCGACCTTTGGATCGACTCTCTGGACCTGTTGAACAGGCTGCTGATACGCCGGTTGCTGATAGGCCTGCTGTTGCTGCGCCAACTGCTCAGGAGATGGGCGACTGGCAATCGCACTCTCAATCTGACCCGATTCAAACGTCAACGAAGCCAGGCGCTGCTGTGCTTCCGTCTCAGTATCAAGGTCACCCTCTTCTCGGGCCTTCCGAATGATTTGCTTGAGCGCCACGAGCTGGGTTTCCACCCGGCTCTTCGCCTCATTTAAGCGACTGTCAGTAGACTGGTGGTACTGCTGCTCCAACTGCTGCGCACGGGCCTGGACGCTCTTTGCATACTCCAGGGCCGCCTGCTCACGGCGCTGCGTCTCCCGCAACCGCGCCGTCAGCTTGTCAATTCGCTTCTGGACATTGGCGCTGTACTGGTCCAACTCCGAACCGTCGTTTCCAACACCTTCTGCGCCTGGGGTGACAACCTCAGGGGGTTGCGGTTTGTCCAAAACCTCAGCCTTTCCATCCTCCGATAGTTGCACCGTCGCCGGTTGCTCCTCTTCTCCAATCTTAAACTCCAACGTATCAGTACTCATTGCCTACTCCTTACATGTGCAGAATGTCTTGAGGATCGCGGACCACGCCCAGCACCTCATCATCATTGATCAACCGAATCTCGCCCCCGTCAATCGGGATGCGAGCGCCCGCGTAGCGGCCAAAGATAATCCAATCACCTTCCTTGCACCACGGGCCAGTCGGAAACTTCGATTCGTCGGCATAGGCCAGCGATCCAACCTTCAGCACATAGCCACAGACCGTTGCAAGCTGGGTTTTGCGCTGGGTCTCTTCCGCCAGGACGATTCCGCCCTTTGATTTCTCCGTGCCACGGTAAGGCAGGATCGCGATCCGCCATCCAGAAGGCGTTGGAATCATGTCCTTGACCGACTGCTCAAGCTTCGCAGGATCAAAACCGCTTTCGGTGTACGCACTGTCCAAAGAAGGCTCTTTCGCAATCGCCTCTTCGGCCCACTTGCGTTCAAGCGCCGTCATTGAGTAAGACTCCGTCGTTTCCATGGCTCTCCTTTCAGGGTTAATCGATTTTTTCACCGTGTTTTCGCACAAGCGCTCTCACGGAGTCCTCAACCATCTTCAAGCCCTCAAGGCGACCCATCATGAAACGATACCGTTCCATGTCAGTAATGGTCCCACTCAAGATGATCTGCTCGGATTGGCCCTGAAGCTTTCTAACTTCCTTCAAAACGGCTTCTGCAAATTCAAGCATGGTGATTTTCCATGAAAAGCAGGCGGATTAGCGCTCCGCCAGACAGCGCTTGCGGTTCAGTATATCTTAACCGGCCGATTTCCGTCCTTCTTCTTCACAATCATCGCAGGTCCCTGCACGCTACCGCCCTTTTTCATGCCGCGTGACTTGCCTGCCTTTTCATAAGCAATCGCCGCCGCCTGTTTGGCGGCCGCACCAGCACTCTTGGGCTTACTGGACCCAATACTGCCCTTCTCTTTGTATGATCGGACCATCTCGCCGATGTTTGCGCTGATGGTTTTCTGACTGGACCCACGTTTAAGCGGCATTTTGCGCTCCTTGAGGTTGCACAAGCTTCATCTGCTGCATGCGCAGCTTCTCTTGGTTAAGCATGAGTGACTGTTGGGCCTTGTTTTGGTCCAAACCAAGCCTCTGCTGGTCAATCTTCACCCGCTCCTGGTCGATCTTGTTCCGATTTTCAATCTCTAAGCGCTTCAACGCGACCAACGGGTCTTCGCCGCCCTCACCAGAGAGTTGACTCTGCAGTTTCCCCATCTCCTGCAGGAACATGGCCACCTTAATTGCCACCATGCCTTCCTTCTGGATCGCAGACACCATCTTGTCCGGGTCAGTTCCGTAGGCTTTAAACAACTCCGCTTCCACATCCTCTTCCGCCTTGAGCCGAATGTGCTCCAAAATGTGCTTCTGAAGCTCCACGGCCGAGATCGGATTGGCCTGAAGCATCGGAGACAGGCCCATGATCAGGTGCGCAGCAATGTGCGCATCATGCTGCTGGCCCGCAAAGGCCTTCAGCTTCATACCGTTCAACACATCACTGTTCTCGGACGCCGGATCACGGGGCATGTTGGTGTTTTGCGGCAGCAAAATCCCGTCAATGTCCCGAATGTTGAGCGCCGCATACATCCGGTAGTACGCCTCGTACATGTTGTGCATGTTCGGAGCGCTTTGGGCCAACTGCAACTGCATCTGCGCCAATTGAATCCGCTGCGCCGTGCTGAAAATGTTCGGGTCGGCCACCGGCAAGACCGAAACCATCTCGTTGAAATCCGCCTTCTTGACCCGGCGTGAGGCCCCCGGCACGTCATACGGGTAGGAATCAGGCAAAAATTGCCCGAATCCCTCAAACAGCAACTGAAATTCCAGTGTCTGCGCGTAGTGCAAGCGCTTGTGGATGCTGGACATCACCATTGAGCCCCGCTCCAGGAGCGCCAAAGTCGTTCCGACCTGCGCATACTGGTTGCCATCGCCCACCTGCATGTCCGCAGTGCTGGACAACCGCTTCCCGGCATCCACCAAAAAGCCCAAAAGCGACATCAGGACCTGACTCGGCTCCTTGTACGGCAGTGGCAAGAGCGATGCAGAAAGCTCCGCGCCTCCCGCGTCAATGTCCCGCCACTCGCCCGGCTGGATCGGATCGGAATCGTCCGCGATCCGCGCACCTTTTGCCTTGAACCCAGCTGGCAAATTCGATAGCGTCCCCGCATCAATCAACTGCCGCAGCGCACTGGTCGCCGCCTTCGAGAGTCCACCGATCAAATGCACAAAACCAAGGCCATAGGCCCCCGGACCTTCGACCAGCACATAGTGAACAAAGTAGTTCCGGCGCTGCTTTAGCTCGTCCTCCTCATTCCAGTTCCGACGGATCCCGACCACAGTCATCGAATCTTCGACCAAGGTCACCACATACGGTAGCTTGATTCCCGTCGGACTGCCGTCATCGTCCTTGTCCTCGAACCCCGGGATGTCCAGATCCACCAACTGCTCAAGCAGGAACACCTCGCCGACATTGGACCCGTCCTCAGACGGCTTCACCCCCACCACCTTGTCCACCGCCGCCTGGATCGGACTCGGATCCGTGGGCGTGGGCATGGTGTCCACCGCAATGTCCAGGTACTCCCCGTTCACCACCCGCTTGCGGTACTCATTGGCATCCATCGCAATCCGGTGCGTGAGCCTCGGACACTGCGACACGACACTCGAACCGTTGTACGGGATGTACACATCATCAGCTAGGCAAAGCTTGCTCACCATCCGGCCAAGACTGAAGTCGTAGTACACCTTCTTGAAGGTCGAACCGCCGTACCCAGTGTAGAACAGCAACTGGTCAAACTCCGGCGTGTACTCCTTCATGACCGTGGTCAACTGGTAGTTCATGAAGTCCTGCACGCGAGACGCCTGCTGGTACTTCTCTACCGTCTCACGGCCCATGATCTGCGTGCGTACAGGGCCCCCTGCGGGCATCAGTTCCTTCAAGGCTTGCGCCTGGAACTGGATGATCGCCTCCATCAACATCGGATGCGACACCCCGGCCGCTCCACGAAACGGCTTGGTCCTCTCATCCAGCTTCAAGCCCAGAAGATCTAAGCCCTTGGCAAACATATTCTCCCACTCGGATCGGGATGACTTGTCCGCTTCGAACATCGCCGCCACGTCCAACGAAATACGGGCCAAGGACTCTGGCTCAATGACCGAGGCCAGGTTGGCGTAGAAATCTGCGTCCCCCGCTTTGTCCACCCCGATCTCGACCGTCGCCCCGCCGTCCTCATCCAACACGATCTCGATCTCAACAGGCGCTTCGTCCCCCATCAAGATGATGTCGGTTGAAGGGGCCTGGTTTACCGCTTTTTCGATGGGCATGCTCTTTCCTTACGCTTTGGCCTTGATGAAGGCATCATGTTTGTTGACAGGGCCGCCCATGGCATAGCCCGTGGTGTACGGG